TTCCTCTACCATTTTATCATAATCTCCATCAACTTTTTGTCGTATGACTTCCAATCCTAAATTCCCATCTAAAATTGGAAACCCACCAAGTTGTAACTGTGCTGTTTTCCATTCATTTTTTGTAACTATATTATTAAATCTTAAATCATTTATATCATATTTAGTTTCTGTATATTTTCTTTCAGGAGAATATGATTCAAATCCTACATTACAACAAAAATGATATCCTAATTCTTTTGCCCAATCATCAACATCGTCTATATCTGTAATCGTTTTTGCTCGTGCACCCACTCTATCATATTCTTCCATATTTTCATCTACTTCACTACACCCACGAGTTTCTATACCATCATCTCGATAAACTATACCACACGGCATAGCTTGCATCCTCATTGGATGTCCAATAGTGGTAATCAAATCCGAACCATCACTATACTTTATTTTAACTAACTTTGTAGCCTTTTGTTTAGTTTTTTTAGCTACTCTCTTATAAGTAGCTTGATTCATTTCTGGATGAGCACCATCATAATCATCAGAATTCATATCAAATGTTTTGATTATATCACCCTCTTGTACTTCTTCTATTGGTTTTTGATAACTACCATCTTCATGATACATAGTTATCATAGTACCTCGTACTACTCCAGGTTTAATCTGTTCCATTATTTTTCCTTAATATGAATTATAACGTTCCTGCACATATTAAAATATTATTTGCAAAAACAAACGATGCATTTTCTTCGGTTATTCCCAAACAATACATAGTATGAATGCCTTCTACATTTTCAATAGATTCTAATGTAATATCTGCAACGGTATCCCCATCATCTTGATGTACAGTGTTACCTACTTGTAACTCTTGTGCTAACTCTCCTGTACCTTCAACGTCTTCACTTTCATCAATATTTTGTCTACCGATAATTTTTTCCATAGCTTCTACATTAGGAACTAACCAACCCGTTTCTTCTGATGCTCCATAAATTGGTTGGTCGTTTGTCGTTATTAAACTTACATCATCTTCAAAGTTTAATTTTACTATATCTGTTGCGTCGACCTCCGCTTCAATAACATCAGATATTGTACATACATTTTGTTCATTTTCACCAATATGAGCCATATCAAAATCTTCACTTGTTAGGTAAGTTTGTACCTTATCACCTTCTGTTAAGCTTTCTATTGCTTTTTGGTCTCCGTTTTCCATCGTGATCAATGTTCCTGCATTTAAATATGATTTCAATTTCATCAATATTCTCCAATTAAAAAATTGTTATAATTAGTCAGTAATAAATATCTATCTATGAAGTTTTGTATATAAAAACCATAACTCATATATATAATCCAATTAATTAGAAAAATAATTTGTCATATTTTTCTCAGAAGAAGTAAAATCGTCTTTATCTATTATATCCTTCAAAAATAAATACAAATTATGATTATTTTTCTCATTTAAATGATTTTTTCTCGCATCATCTTTCCCAACTTCTATTAATTTTAACTCTTTTTGTGACATAAATTCAAATTCTTTCTTTGAAATATCTTCATATAAATGTAAATTTCCCCAAACAACATTTTCTGGTGTATAATTGGGAAAACTTTCTGTAAAACATTTTAATAATATACATTTTTTATTATATTGTTTAATTACCGCATCAATTTCACGAAGTAATCCTCTATGTGTTGTTTCCATATGTGAATCATCATATAACATTTTATAATAATATCTTATAGCTTTTTGTAATAGTTTATAATCAAAACTTGTAGGTGGTATTCCATGACTATGTAAATATTTTTTATTATCTTGTATTTCAATAAAAGCGTTTTTATAATCAGATTCCCAAGTTGTAATTGGTAATTTAAATGGACTGGATAATCTACTTGGGTCTGTAATACAAAATATTATATAGTCAGCTTCGTTAATGTTTTCCATCATCCTTTCATACGCATGGAATAAACTCCAACCATTTTTTCCTTTACATAAAATTTCAGCTTTATATTCTTTACTTAATAACCATTGCCAACTTGGAAATGGATTATCTGTAATGTCTGATGCGAAACTATCTCCACAAAATGCTATTTTCATATATAACTCCTATTAAATAAAAAAGGGGAGACCGAAATCTCCCCTTTTTTTTAATTCTAAGCTTCAATAGAAACTTAGTGATCGTTACTATGTTTAAATCAATTAAACGTAGTTGACATCGCCTACGATAATCTCGCCATAGAATTCTGGACGAACCATCTTCTTAGCGTAACGAGTCATTACACCTTTACGTGGTGTAAAGTTCGAAGGATCGTAAACAAGTGGAGTCATTATCAACGGAACATATGGGGCATATACTGCACCTGTTTCGAGGAAGTTAGACCCGCGGAAACCAGCAAGAATTACATTCTCGGTGAAGTAAGGGTTCTTGTAAACAGTATATCTGTTATTAAGAGCACCTATCTTTTGTACACCCATTGCGAATGAATTGTTTGAGGCATCGCCATCTGAATCTGCAGCGTATCCTGGAATACTCTCGATGATGGTTGCTGTTTCAGGAGAAACAACTATAAAGTTTGCACCACCACGAAGGGTTTTCTGATGAATAGCATTAGAAACTGATTGTATCTTGTTACCTAATGTCTGGAACCAAGTTCCTTTTGTATAAGCAGAAGCATTATCGCTTGTTGCTGCCCATGCACCTGAATTAGCGTCGTATTCATATCCGACTCTTGCTGACCATCTTTCAGTCTTAGCATTTGCGTTAGCGCGTAACATATCAAGGATTTCTAGATCGATTTCCATTGTTACATACTCAGATAACATTGCTGTTAACTCAGCTTCAGCGTCAACACTATGATAAGCGTTAAGGTCTTGAGCAAGCTCAGGAGTCCATACAGCTTTTAACTTACGGGTTTTAGCGACGATACTAACTTGACGCAATTGAATATCAATTTCTGGAATTGAAAGATCAGTTGCTGGTTCAGTTGGTGTATCTTCGAAATCACCACGAGTTGAGTCTGTAGGTTGTGCAGAGTATTTAACGGTTAATGCACCGATAGTACCTGCAGCAGATTGTCTAACAACAAACACTACTTCAGTATCAGATGAACCTGATAGTTTTGTATATGCAGGGAAATACTCATCAAAACCAGAACCAGAGATTACCATTGAACGAACTGCTTCTGTGTCAGGACGTGTCATAGCTGCTGTGGATACTGTAATTTTGTTAAGTGAATTATCTGCACCAGTTGTTGTTAGAGAAGAAGCAGAAAGATCTGGTTCAAAATCAACATCAGACCAAGCAACTGAACCTGTGGTAAATGTACCTGATCCAACACTTGATGCGTGAATTGATTGAGCAGAAGTTTCTTGCTGCTTAGTTGAGTAGGCAAATTTGCCTTGTCCGTATAGGCCGCCTGTTGCGTCACCTGATGCGGAAGTGTTACCATACACATCTTCACCAACACTCATGCCTTGGTTAGCTGTGCCATACTTGAAGTCCAAATAGAAAATAAGACCACTTGGTAAGTTCATTGGTTGAACAGAAACGAATTCCTGTGCTGCCAATTCACCAAAGATACGTCTGACTAGAGGAAGTGCAACTCCACTCCATTCTTCTGTACCTGGACCACCTACGCGAGAAGATTCGTCAATTAACTGACGAGCCTGGTTCTCAAGTAGCTGAGCCATACTGTGTATCTTGTTTTCGGATTTAAGACCTTCAAGTAATCCTGTGGCTTCCCATTTCTGTACAAGCTTCTCAGTTTCTTTCCTGCGTTCTTGTACTGGGTTATAGCCACCCATTATTTCTTGAATTGCCTTTTGTGACATACCTTATCTCCTTAATAAGATTAGAGAATGTTGGCTAACTTCTGGAAACGTGCTTTTACATCTGAGCCTTCAGAAATTATTTCTTCTTGCTTTTCAGATTTTGTAGAAGCAACAGCTTTAGAAGCAGTGCCTTTTCTCGTTGATTCTTTAATTGTATCTGTAGAGGTTTTTGTTCCAAAAGATTCAGCCATAGTTGTAAATACCAACTTAACTTCTCTAAGGTTCTTTGCTCTATCAAATGTTTCAACTACTTTCATCTTCTGTTCATTGTTTAAACCATACGCACGGAAAAGTTTGTTGGTAAACAATAACTTAGAATTAAGTAGGTTGACTTCGTTCAATTTAGAACGAAGCATTTGTACGACATCACGATGCTCAGCTATATCTTTTTCAAGACCAGCTATTTTCGTTTCGAACGCTTCTTTAGATTCATCAACATCATCAGTTTCACGAAGTGCTTTGATTACTTCTTCAAGATCTATTTCTTCATCAACTTCTTCAGTTTCTTCAGAAACAACTTCAGCTTCAGCTTCAGTAGATTCAGCTTCTTCAGCTTCTTCTTCTTTAGCTTCTTCTTCATCATCAGCTTCAGTTTCATCTTCAGTAGTATCTTCAGCTTCAGCTACTGGAGCTTTTTCTGTAGATTCTTCTTTAGATTCATCTGTTACTGGATCTTCTTCTTCAGTTTCTTCATCTTCTTCGTCTGCTTCGTTGAGTTCTTCTTCAAGTTCACGGAGTACAGCTTCAAGGTCAAGTTCATCTTCTTCAGCTTCTTCTTCAGATTCTTCATCTTCAGGTTCTGCTTCTACTTCAACTTCGTCCTCATCTGCTGCTGGTGCTTCGTCTGCATCTTCTTCGCCATCTTCTGCGCCAACATCTACTGTACCGACTACTTCTTCTTCATCAGAAAAATCCATTTCTGGTTCTTCTTCAGCTTCAGGAGCTTCCTCGTCATCTTCTTCTGCCATATCATCTGTTACAGCTGGTTCATCTTCAACTTCTTCTTCTTCTTCATCGTCTTGTTCAGCGACTACTGCTTCAGCTTCAGCTTCTGTTGATTCTGCTTCAACGTCATCAGATTCTTCATCTGAAACTTCATCTTCAACTTCAGAATTATCTTCTGAAGATTCATCTTCCATTTCAGCTTGAATCTTCTTAGATAACATAGATTTCAAACGTGGTGTGAAGGCCTCTTCGAGTGCCATTTTTGCGTTCTGGAGTGCAGTTTCACGAACTGCTTTTGCATCTGCGATGGCTTCTTTTAATAAGTCATCCATTTTATTTTCTCCAAAAAAAGGATTCAATATTGTTATTAGTAACAATAATAAATTAATCAATTCGGTACACTATATGATATAGGACGAATGTCCCCATAGTGTATTTAGTTTAACATAAATATAAGATATAATATAAAAAACCTAATATTTTATGAAAAATTTAGTAATTTTTGTCTATTTCTTGCTGTTTTTTCTTATTTCTAAGCTGAGCTTTAAGATTTTTCTGTCTTTTTATCGCACTTGGCTTAGTATAAAACCTTCGTTCAGAAAGTTCCCATAGAATGCCAGTTTCCTTAATTTGTTTTTTAAGTTGTCTTATAGCCTTTTCTACGTTGTTATTTCTAACTTTTATTTCTATCAAATGTGCCTCTTTTATTTCCCCATTGCTTTAGTAATAGCTTGTCTTTTTTTATGTAAATACTCATCAGAATCATCTGTATCACCATCATTATCTATATCTTTATCTTCTCTATCTTCAAAATCATCTTCAGGTTCTACTTTACTTGGGTCTACCTTATCTAAAGCTTCATCTAAATCATAATATCTACCAAGAATGTGTCCCATATCTTCATACAATGCAGTCATTCTTTCTTGAAGGGCTTGTGCTTCAGTAGAAATCTTTCGAAATGAATCGGAGAGTGTATTCAATTCTTTCATATTACGATTTACTGTAATCTTATCAAACCATTCTTCTGTTTCTTGTAAAGCATGTTGACGAGAAGCCTTCGCTATAAAAGATAATGCTTCTGCTACACTTGTCAAATCATCTTCACGATAAATAGCTTTACCTAAATGACCAAATTTAGCTAATGATTCAAAAAATTCACCCTCATCAATCTTCTCTTCAGTCCGTCTACCAAACTTCTCATCTATTAGAGAAGATAATTTAATTTGTTTCTCTTGGTTTGGTTTAATTTTTGTTCTAAACATATCCATGTCTACCATAGATGGTTTGTTAACAAATCCACCTGCCATAATCCATTCGGATAATTTTATTCTCTTGTCTTTTTTCATTTTAACTCTCCTAAAATGACATTTTACCTTTAGGCATATACTTTCTAAATCTATTTGAAGCTCTATGCCATAGGCTTGTTAAAAAATCTTTTTCATACGCATGTGAATCTCTCACACTACCTTCTTTAAATGACCTCATTAAATCTAACGGACTATACTTATGTCCTTTGATATCGTTTATCATAGATTTAATTATTTTTTGTGAAACTTTACCCAACTCATCAGATAATTTCTTAGTAGCGGCAGCTGCTTCTTTAGCTGCTTCTGGTGAACTATACGCCATATTATGTACTGTCATCTCGTTAAGTTCATCTCCATCATGTTTAGCTATCATGTATTGACGAAATTTTCTTTCCCACTCATTCTTATTTTCAATGTTAGACATATGATTATTTATCCTCTAATGGAATTGATTGTAATTGGTCTAACCAAAGTTCAAAGTCTTTGCAGGCCTTTAACCAGGGATTGTAAACTTTTTGAAAATCTTCTTGTCCTTTACCAGTAAAAGAAATATCCTTACCGTGTTCTTTAGAAGCATAATCTCTGATTTTTTTCATATTTTTTCTCATCCAACTTTCATTCATCTTTCTGTATTGTTTTACCCAATCTCTTTTAATTGGTTCAATGACTTTATATGAATATTTTTGTACAGAACCTCTACGCTCTACTAAATTTTTTAATTTAATCATTATTCGTTCCTCATTATTTTATTGATAACATGTTCTGTTTTACAATAATCACCACAAGTTCTACCTTGTGTTTTAGTTGTTCTATCAACACCCTCAGACATTGGATACATAAAAGCTCCTTGAGTAGATGGATTAGATACGAAATCGAATGCAATAAGTTCAAAATCAGGTTGTACTTCCATTGTATCTGGTTGTGCGGCATCTTCAGCTTCATCAATAGCTTCTACTGAACCCATACCACGAGAACTAATTCCTAACTTAATACCTGATTTAAACAACTCTTTTAAAATATTACCACTTGGTGTTCCTAAAACTTCAACTGTTCCATACAAATCATCACCATTCCAATGCATTTCAGTTACATTATGAGATACATTTTGTAGATTAACTACTGAACTCTCTGGATGGTCTAATTCACCCATTGCTCTTTTCTCATCAATAAAATTTTCAGCATACTTTTTTGATTCTCTCATAAGAATCTCTTTTGGATATACTCTACCATTTTGATTTTTAGCTTCTGCTCTTTGTAATACACCTTTAACAATTAATTTACCATTGTTTTGTTTCATGGATTCATTAATTTGTTCAGGTTGTATTTCGAATGGTAAATAATCTACTATAAGTTGTTTCATTACTTCATCCTTTTCATTAATTTCATTAAGTCCATCATAAACCTTGTTACGTACTGTTTATATGACCTTGATACTTTATTAGCTTGTGTACTATCAAATTCCTTAGATAATGCTTGTACCAAGTCCCACATAGTTAAACGAAATCGTGACTCAGCTTGTTCTATATTCTTAACCAGTTTTTTATAATTGGTAGCCTCTGTTAAAATATCTGGATCTGAGGCCTCAAGAAACTCCTTCAAACTAACGGACATTAATACATCTCCCCTACACGTTTAGCCATCTTAACTAATCTTTCACTTATTTTGGTTAAAGCTCCTTTGGTTCGTTTCCAATACTGTCGAGAATCTACTCCCAATTCATTTTTCAAACGAACATTCATTTTAATACTTTTATCCAATTCATTCAACCTATCTCTAATTTCTCGAATAGATTGTCCAATTTTTTGTTTAGGTGATAAAGACTCATCATTTCTGTAATCGTGGTATTTACCTTCAGTTACAGATTCGGCTGGATGTACTACTGGTAACATTGTTGGTTTTATACTAACATGTTTCCAAGCTTCGGATGGTATATTGTCTTCCATATATCGTTGTGCTGCTGCTTTAGAATCAAATACCGCTCTAACACCACCATAAATATTTTTAGGTACTACAAGTAAAAATTTTTTCGTCTTAGCTGCCTCTGCTAAAGTGAACCCAATTAAATCTGCCATATGTTTCTTTTTCTTTTTAACATCTGATTTTTTCGTAAAAGCATTAGGTGTATTATACCCAGGTACGTTACCTGTAACAGAAGCCTCATCTAATTCTTTTAAGACTTCTCCTACTAACTTACGAATTAATTGTCTTAGTTGACTTTCGCTTATGGACATTCTTTATTTCCTGTATGAGTTCATAGTACCGCATCAACTTAGTAAGATTCTCTTCACTAATTGTTTTCTTACTAACTATTGTATCTGCTTGTTTAATAACTTCAGATAACTTTATCTTTGTAACTTCATCATCAATATCTGGTAACAAAGTTGTCAATTCTTTTTTTATTTCAGTTACTTCACCAGAAACATATTCATGTAAATTATTTGTATTAGAAACATTATTAATATAATTTTTCAATACACGTTTCTGTCTTTCATTTAAAGTAGAATACTTTTTATTAAATTTTTCTATCATTAGAGTATATGCTAACAGACGAACATCTTTATCCTCACCAATTACACCAGTTGCAGTTTCTTTTTTAACAACTTTACTTGAGGATATACATTCTACTAGATAAGAATGAACATCTACATACTCATTTGGTACAAGAGTTTTATCTGTTGCTTCATGTTCAAACAATTTATAAATTGAAGCTAATCTTTTATAATTTGGAATACGAGTTGCAAACAATTCATTAACATCATAATTGTTTTTAATCTCTTTAATTAAATTATATTTTTCTCGTCTTAATATAGAATTTGCTAGCTTCTGACGAGACTTCACAACTGCCTCTACTAACTTAGTAGCTTTCTCTGTTGTGTTATATGTTTCATTTGTTAGAATATTATATAATTCTAATTCTTTACCAAGTTCTTTATCTTTATTAAAAAACTCTTTAATGACATTAACAGCATTAGAATTTCTATTACTAATAATGTCCGCTGTTACTTGACGGGTCAATACTTCAAATAATACACCCGTATTTTTAAGCTTCGCGTGCCTAACTTTTTTTGACATGAATCACTCCAATGTATTTACGTTATATATAAATATAAAACTTACAAAAAAACTTGTAAATGTTATTATTTATCTACTTCATCCTTATATTCTTTTTCAATCTCTTCGGATTCATTAATCAATTTGTAATCATTATTATTAATTAAGTTATTTTTTAATTTTTCAACGTGTGCTAACGCTAATTTTTTACCATATTTAAGGTTTGCAGAGCCATCTTTCCGTATTTTCCACCCTCTTTTGGTCTACCAGCTCCATCAAATCCACCTTCTGGAGCTCCACCTTTGTCATCTAACTCATGTCCAGTCCTACCAGATGCCATATCTGAAGGTGTTCCTTGTGCTTCACCACTCGCTGCAGGGTCATTTCCTTCATCCTCTATCTGTGTGCGACGGAATCTTTGTTTAGTATCCCATATAATTTTATTTCTTTGGTCTTTTATTTCTTCACTTGAGAAATTAAATACATTTCTATATACCCAATCTGTAGAAAGAATTCCTTCTTGCATTATTTGTGAAGCAAGTGTTGCTTTCTCATTCCAAAGATTAACTTTTTCAGTTTCATAAATCGTAGATGGGTTTGTAAGTGTTAAATCAAAATTAACCAATTCTTCATCTGTAAACCCTTGTGCGTATAAATGAACTATAGCTATCTTAGTTAATTCACTAACAGTAATTCTCTGTATTCTTTCGATAGTTCTCGCAAATCTTACATCTTGTGCCGCTAATGATGCTCTCTCACCAACACCTTCTTCAAATCCTAAGAAAGTTCTTGGTACTCTAAGAGAAGCTACTAATTTATTTTTTAAATAATCAATATCATCAATGGCTTCATAAGTTAATCCAGGTGTAGTTTCAATTCTCGTTCCACTATCACCACCACGAACTGGTAAGAAGAAATCTTCAGTAATATTCTGCATATTATATTTTAAATTATAATCACCTGTAGATTCATCTACTACAGGAGCTTTTTTCATTTTATTAATTATCTGTTGCATATATTGGTCTACTTCCGCTGGTGGAATGTTTCCAATATCAATTTGAAATATTCTTTTTTCTGGAGCTCTCATAATTCTATGAATCAACATAGCATCTTCCATAAGAGATAATTGTTTCCAAGTCTTTCTACCACCTTCAATCATAGACTTACCATAAGGAAGATAATTTGAATCAGAAAGTAATCTAAAGTGTGCTACCTCAAAATTCTCATATTCTTTTTTCTGTCCAGAGTGTCGAGCCATTTGTCCTGAAGAACTCATTGTTTCTAACATAAATTTAACATATTCTGGATTTTCTTCATCTAATCCTTCTATTCGAGAAGTATCATAAACTGACAATGGTGTAACGTGATGAATACCATATTTAGGATGTATATCTAAATGTAAGAAAAAATCTCCATACTTACACATATTTCTAATCCACGACCATAAATTAAATTCAATATTTAACACATCATAAAATAAATTAGTTAATATTTGTTTTATATTATCGTTATCTGTATGTATAGCTAAAACTTCACCATATTCAGATTTCATTGTTGATTCATCAGCGTAAACATCAAGAGCAGATGCTATAATTGAATCTGCGTCCATTGTTTCATAATCTTTAAACAACCCAAGTCTGGTGGCTTTCGCCATATCAGCATCACCATATCCACCATAGGTGTTAGCCCCATGTAATCGTGTATACCTATCAACTAACGAATGTTTAGCTATATGTTGTGAATTAGTAGTATCAACTACTTTTAATTTACGACCACCTATATTTCGAACTACCACGTTCGATGAAAATAGTCTTTTTAATCTTCCAAATAATGTTGTATCTGCCATTATATCCTCTACTTAATTAACCAGGTTAAATCTTCTTTTTTGTCACCTACATCCCATTCCCAACTATCATTCTTATTATTTGGGGTGTAGATAGCTTGTGAATTTATTCCACTAATTGTTTTTTTAGCTAATTCTATACCTTCCGCTCTTAATCTTAATGCGGTTTCTCGAATCCATAAAGCTGTACCAAAAGAAATAACAAGGTCATCATTATATCCTGTTAACGCTTCAGCTCTCTGTCCGTTATATATAAATACAAACAACTCATCAATTAAACGAGTAGAATATACTTTTACTAGCTTTTCTCTAAAAAATTCTTCTAATTTTGATACCACAAGAGGTCTTGTTTTCGCTGACATTGTAAATCCTGGTATCATTTTCTTTTCATCTCTATAAATCTTGTTACTAACTTGTTTAAGAGTATCAACATACAATAAATCCTTTGACATATAGAATAAATTATCATAATCCCTATCTATTGCTTGTTGTATAGTAGCCCAACCAATATTATTATTCTCAATTACAAGTAATGCATTATTATA